GAAGAGTCCTCAAACATTGCCGCCGAAGAGTGGTGGTGGACCAATACCAGAGGATGGCAGTCCAGCTGATGATGGAACGCCTGGGGGGCCGGTAGACAGTAAAGATGATGAGCCTGAAGATGATGAGCCTGTGGATGATGAGGAGGGAGCTTAATGAAATTAACGTTGGGTTTGGTGGAGACTGTCAACTCTTTAGATGAAGGACAAGTAATGATGATACATCATGAATTGCACAAGGCTTTTGCTCAATGGAAAAATGATAAGTTTGTTAGTGATGGATATAGTTGGACGAAGGATGACTTCTTTAATACTCATAAGTTGGTAGTGGGTAGAATGGAAGTATTGGGATTGGAGCATGGTATAAAGGATGAGTTGGATCAATTAACTCTTCCCAAGAAGAATGAGAGAGAGGAAATAAGGACGAATGAGGCATTTATTACACTGGAGACTGTGTTAGAGAGGATAAAGGGCTTTAAGGTAAAGGATTTTATTTCTCTGGATGGAGAGTTGGTTAATAAGGGGAAGACGTCTGGGCCTGTGGAAGTTGTGATTGAGGGATTAGAGGCCCAAATATGCGGGATGATTAAATGGCCCTGTAGGGTTTATACTGCACATATGCCAGGAAGTTACATACCGGTGTTTCATGCAGAATTTCCTAGTAGGACACCTCAGATTAAAACGATGACTGATAATGGAGATGTAGTGAAGCCTGGGGTGTTCTTCAAATTTCCCGAGGTTAAGGAAAGTGTGTTTGGAGTGGGGATCTTAGCCACTAAGACATTTGGAGAGAATATTGTTGTGCAGAAGCTGCAGAGGGGGGTTAGGGTACAGGTACACAAGGTGGATAATAAGGTGTTCGTTTGGAATGAGCAGGGGGTTAATCTTTCACATAAGTTACCCTGTTTTGTTAATATGCTCCTATCCAGGGCGCAGAAGGAGACGATGTTAGAGGGGGTTATTTATTCTAAGGATAGTGAGATGAAAGTTGAGGGGATGTTAAAAGGTCCAGAACCCATGATCCTAACAGAAGATATTAAGCTTGTGGTTCAGCTACTGGATGTTATTTGGTGGGGGGAGAGCATCCATAACAAGGGATTTGTTGAGAGGTTGGATCTTTTGGGTAGGGAGTTTAAGGGGTTGCCCTGTTGCAATACAGATGGGGCGATTGTTTTCGGAAGTAAAGAGAGTATGTTGTCCTATTTGGGTAGGGAGGATGGTTTCCATCTCGTGAATAAGGAGATTGGATTTAAGAAATCTCCTGATTTCGTTGGAAATGTCTTGGAGAAGGTAGATGGTGGATATAATGTCTACTTTGAGAGAGATAAATCCGTAGAAACTGACCCAAAGGACATAAAATCTGAGAATTTAGCCTTTGTGGGGAAGGTAAATACTACATTATCCTTAAATGCTGGAGAAAGGATTATTATAAATACCTGTGGGGTGTACAAATATCCTGAGAAGGTTAGATTAAGTGAAATGATGATAGTTGATAAGACGTCAGAATTTCAGTGGAATTTGAAAAAGGCATTGGAAATGGCTGAAAGTTCCGGGATTTTGCATAAAATGGTGGATTTTGAGGAGGAGAAGCCCCAGTGTTATGAGGCAAATGATAAGGGGTTATTGTTAGGGGACCAGAAGATTCAACTCTTAAGAGATACCACGAATGATAAGAAGAGTGGGAAGTTGGAGTGGGGGGTATCTAATGATATCTTTAGGGAGTTTTGGTTGGACGAGCAACTATTCCGTATGACGAAAGTTGAACAGGTAGATAAAGAGAGGTTTCTCTTTGGGACTATTGAGCTTGAAAATGCTAAATGGGCTGTGGTCGAAATAGACACCCCGTATGTGCTCAGTCAAGAGGCAATTAAAGAGGAGTTTATTCCCAAGATGGGTATGAGTTGCTTGTCTAAAGAGGAGAGGGATAGGGTACCTTTGGAGTATCAGTGGTGGAAGTTAGAGAATAGAGGAGAGAGGTTAAAGGTTAGGGGAGAGTATGTCAAGAAACTCTCTACTAGGTTTAAGATAGTGGAACAATATGGTGGGGTAAATGTTCTTTTAGAAAGGGAAGGATGTAAATACTTTGCGAAGTTAATTCACCCACATGTGGTGGAAGGTGTGGTCAATTATCTTGAGATAGAGACTCTTACCAAGATAAAAGAGGAGTTGAAGGATTTTACCTTGAGTCACCACTGGTGGAAGGAGAGTACCAGTCATTGGGACCTTTTCATAGGGGATGAAATGATGGTATTGACAAAGGAACCCATAGGGGATAGTAAGGGGTTTGTTAGGAGGCCATATTCCAAAGGGTCAATAAATAAGGGAATTAAAGGTCCAGAGTTCTTATCGCCGATGTCTAGTGAGAATAAGACGAGTTTGTTAGCTTGGATGGAAAGGAAAGATGAGGGGAAAGTTATAGTGTTGGATGATACGCCCCTGTGTAAGAGGTTCAACTTTTTGGGGAAGGTGTTAGTTGGTACTTATGAAATGGTAAGAGAGAAGGAGAATGTTAATAGTTGGAAGTGGTCGAAGGTAGTTGTGGGCAAGGCTACTTTAACAAAGGATGAGGGTATTGTTAAAGGTAGAATGATGTTAAGTGTTAGCAACTTTGGTAAGAAGGCTGATGGAAAGTTTCATGTAATTGGGTCTGCCTTCTCGTATGGTGTTTGGAATGGAGAATGGTTCTCACCTGAGGTGGTTAGGGATAGACCAGAGAGAGTTGTTGGCATCTCTGTATGTGTGGGCCCCCATGAACTTGAAGATGATGATGGGGTGGTTGAGAGTATTAAGTTTGAGAATGATACCATAGTGGTAGATACAATAATTAATACCTTGTCTAAACAGAAGGAGATTGAGGATGGGAATTATGTTGGATTTTCTGTAGAGATTGAGGTGTTAGTTGATAACACTAGGCATATTATTAAGAAGATTATGGAGTATGATAGAGTGAATATAGTAGCTAATCCAGCTTGTGAGGTGTGCACAATTGCTGATATCGTTCAATAGTCGAGTGATTCTCAATAGGATAATCTGTGGGGTGCAGGTTATCAGAAATGAGAGGGTAAAGTTAGGTATTAGAATATCTCCTTATTGTGAGGTTAGAGGAAAGCCTGAAGAGTTAAAGGTATTACAAGAGGAGTTACTAGGTATTAGTGTAACGAGCGCTTTAAGACCGAAGTTTTTAAGGATAAGTGGTATTGAGAACTGTCATATGATGACAAGTTTTATTAAAAGTGAGAATAAACAATGGTTTTTAGAGGTTGTTAAAAGGTTTAAGAGAGGGGATCATTTAACAAGGAAGGGTATTCTTCAAATAATGGCTATAAGGCCTGTTCCAAAGAATAAGGGGTTAAGGGTTACGTCTGCTGATATTATCCAAACGATAATGGAAAAGTGAACAAGCGGATGGTTTTTGGATAGTCAATACCCCTCATTACCCCTATATATACTTAGTACGCTGATATAGATAGTAGGTGAAACATTAATGCCGAATCCGGGTGAAGGCGAAAAGAAAATAGAGGATGAAGCCTATCCCCCAGCTGGGACGCAGCCTGATCCTAAGGTGGCGACTCTTTCCAAGGAGCTCGAAGCTCTCAAGGGGGAGAAGGCACTTTTGGAGAAGGATAATGCAGATCTCAAGCTGAAAGTTGAGGAGCTCTCGAAGAGGCTGTCTGATATCGACAAGCTGGAGAAGGACAAAGTATTGTCTGCAGTTGTCGAAGGAAGGATCGCCAAGGGGCTTTCAAAAGTGGAGGATAAGGACAAGTTAGTTGAACGACTGAATAAGCTCTCAAAGGCAGAGTTAGATATCCTTAGTGAGGATGTCGAAAAGCTGTCTGTTCAGCCTCCGGTTGGAGATCCCAAGCCAAAGACTGCAGGAGTGCAGCCGACCGATGCTGAGCGCAAGCTAAGCGAGGATGATAAGAAGATGAGGGCTTTGCGAAAGGAGTACTTTGGTCACGAGGACCCCTTATAGTTGAGGTGATGTAAATGGCCGTTGGAGAGATTACAAGAGACGGCTTCCCTTACCTCGCTCTAAAGGGTTTGACGAAGACCAATGTTGCTGTTTCTAAGGGTCAGGTTGTGGTGTTTGATACTGATGGCTGGATGCTGTCTACAGATGCTTTAGCCGGACCTCATGGGGTGGCACTGAATACTCAAACGGCGACTGCACTTACCCAGAAGGAGATGAATGTATTAGTTAGGGGTTGTGTAATAGTTGCCAAGGCTGCTGAGGATCAGTTCCAGGGTCAGTCTGTTAAGTGGAATGGTACCGCTGTTGCCAAGCTCACGGAAGGAATAGACAATTTGATGAGTATAGTTGGCACGGTATTAACCACTGCTCTTACAGCTGTGGGGACTGTGGAGATAATATTGTTTCAGTGAGGTGAAAACATGGCTGTTGGAGAAATTACTAGGGATGGATTCTCTTATCTGGCTGTAAAGGGTCTTTCAAAGACTACTACTGCGTTGACTAAGGGAAATGTAGTGATATTTGACACTGACGGATGGATAACTGCAGGAGATGCAGCTGTTGGACCACATGGTGTGTGTTTAACAACTTCTGCTGCCAGTGGGCAGCAGGTGTGTTCTGTTCTTCTGAGGGGCTGCGTTATAGTTCCCAAAGCGAATGAAACACAGTTCCAGGGAAATGCCGTCAAGTGGAATGCGACTGCTGCCGCGATACTTGTTGAAGATAAGGATAATCTTCAGAGTATTATCGGTACCGTTATTGCAGATGTGGCGAAAGCCGCTGTGACAACGGAGATAGTGTTACTTCAGTGAGGTGAAAATATGGCTGGAATAATTGTTAAGGATAACGTGACTGACGCAATGAAAGCGCAAGTCTTCGTTCAGGAGATGCTTGGTCTCGTAAGGGGCCAGTATAATCTGAGGAAGCTTTGCAGAGTGTTTGACTTAGGCAATGAGATCATAGCACATATTCCCATTGGGACCACTTTGGCTGGGACTGAGAAGGTGCCAGAAAATGTAGAGGCTGGAATTAATGCGGCCTCGTTCACTGATCTGGACTTCGAGTGCTGGAAGAACGTCGTGCATCTGGCAATATCGACTGAGGCTGAGTTAAAGTCTCGCTTCAATATAATGTCGATACAGGTGCAGGATGGAGCCAAGGATCTCGCGCGGATGGAAAATAAGCAGATAGCTGAGATTTTCCCTGCACTGATAGATGTGAGCGCTGGTAACTGGACTTCGACTACGAACCCGCTGGATGACATAATGCCGACTGTTGCCACCCTTGAGCTGGATGGTTTCAGCCCGGATGTCATCTGTATGAGGACCGACGTCTATGGGTACTTCCTTTCCAATGAATGGATTGTAGGGGCGTATCCGATAGGTGCGACGGTTGTGCCTGGCGGCATTATGAAGCTGGGGGATCTCGAGATAATGAGGGATTCCGCATTGGCAGCTGCAACCTGCGTGTTGGGTGACAGGAAAGCGCCTTTCGCTGCGTTGGCGGATGGGCCGACTGTCGTATCTCAATATGATGGTGGAGCGAAGTTCAACAAGGGATATGCTGTCGCTCAGTTTATGCAGCCTCTCTTGGCCAACTCTGCTGGTGCCAGGGAACTGACCGGATGTCTAACCTAAGGGGAAAAATTTCCCCTTACCATTTTTTGGTGGTAGAATGGCGGTCGATGTAACGGTGACTGACGTCAGAGTTGCTCTCAATAACATTAGTATTATTGAGGTGGCGGATGAGACCATACAGCAAAAGATTGATGATATTGCTGAGTGGTTGACTGAGCATGGCTACAATATTGATGTAAGAGCAGCTAGGCGTTATATCCGTTCGTGGGCCGCCCTTCGTTCTTTTGCTATATCGAAGACGTATTCGATGATGAAGCAAGGAGATTTACAATTAAAGAATGAGTGGCAAGTTAAATTAGATGAGTTAAAGAATGATTCTAATGACTCTTGGGCCGAGTTAATAGGTGCTGAGAGTTTCACAAGTGTTTCTACAGCGATGTTTGATAATAGGCCAGCAGATCCGTTGGATACTGGCGATGAGTTAACAGGTGCGGGGACAGAGGAATAGGTGGAAGACCCACTTCACAATTCCCAGAGGAAAACCCTCGAGGGATTTAAATGGTTAGATATTATAGGCATGGCGGTAAGTGGCAACCAATACGTACTGGTAAGACTACCGCTACTGATATTTCTCGTAGTACTGCTTTTACTCCTAAGGGAACGATGAGGAGTATACATGTTGATAAGAGGGATATAGTTGCTGCAGCTAAAGCTGCCACTGATAAGATAGATATGGAGTTAGATAAAGATTTAGCATATGAGCAGGGTTTTGGGCCATATACCGCAGAGTTATTCGGAAGTGAGGGCGCCCAATTAAATAATATGATGAAGGAGCTGGGCCCAGCTGGTGAGAAGGCTATAACTCCTGAGGGGCTTATGGGTTCGCCTGGACCATCTAGTGCATGGCCAAGAATGGCAAAGAGTGTATACTCAGTAACCCGTGATATGACTACTACTTACACGGGACAGGCTGAAGCAGTTTTTGACTTTTTGTTTGTGAAGCAATACTTTCAGCAATTGGCATGGGAATGGTCCTATTTGTATGGACCATATGTTGGTAAGAGACCTTCTATAAAACCATTAGATAAGAGATGGGAGGATAAATTTACAGAGAGTGTTCGGGGATTTGCAGTTGAAGTTAGTAGATTATACGAGAAGATGTTTTATGAGAGTGGATATGAACCAAAATGGGAGCAGTTATGCAGGGTGACTATTAGTCTCAGACAGAAAATGCCTATACATACTACTAAGACTGGCACCAAAGGTGGTTGGACATCTATGGGGTTATCAAAAGTGTTAGTACATACTGGTAGTATGGCCGGGTTTAATATGAAAGGAGGTAATAGTGGTAGTAATAGAATTCAACAAATGGGCACTGGACTCAATTACATGGTAATATTAGCACAGGGTGGGGATGCCATCAAGTTTAGGGTCCATGAGTATGGAATGGACATAGCTATTACCAAAAAAATGAGGGGATTTCTTAACAGCCAAGGGTGGCATATAAAGGCAGATAAGAAGTTTATTCATATACCCAAAAGACCTATGCTTAAACCTTTGATTAATAAATTAAAGGAGAAGGCAAAGGATATTATACTTAGTATAGGCAATATAAATAAGGAAGATATAAAATACTCCTTGGATCAGAAGGTAAGATGGAGAATGACTGAGTATGCCGATTTTAAACTGCAGTCTAAGCAATGGTCTATGCAAGAATATAATATGTATTCGAGATTGCCAGGAGAGGAAAGGTATCAGAAATTGTATGGGCAACCATGGCCATATAACTTTAAACCGTTTCGTGGATTTGCAGGAGTTAGTGCAGAGGGTACAGAAGGGGGTTTCTCTCCAAGTTTGAAAAGTCTTCCAGCTTTTAATGTAGACTGGAGTAATCCTTCCAGCTTTTGATCAATATGGAGGTATAATAATGTCTGAAGAGAAAGTTCAAAGGGTAACGTCTGGTGAGCTAGAGCAACTGAAAGAGGTAAATGGCTTTATGGACATGATCTGCAGAGAAGTAGTTAATATTGAACTGAGGAAGAGCCAGCTTTTGCAGAAGCTCACTATGAAGATGGATTATCAGAATGATTTAAATGTGAAGATAGGGCAAAGATTGGGTATTCCTCAAGGGCAGAAGTTTCAAATCAATATGGAAAGTGGAGAAGTGGTAGTTGGGAATCAAGTAATGATTAATGGAAGGGTGGAAGATGGGCAGTAAGGCATTTAGTATATATCAGGGAGATGCTCTCCAGATTACCTGTAGCGTGACTAATAATAATGGAGAGGTGTTGAACTTAACTAACTATGATGGGATTCACTTTACTGTGAAGACCAATAAGGAATCTCCTACGTTGATTATTCACAAGACGTTGGGTGCAGGGATAACGGTTGTTAGTGCGGCGAAGGGCCAGCTAAAGGTAACTTTATTGAATGATGATAGTAAAGAGATTGAGCCCGGTCTTTATTACTATGAGATTATGTTGGAGGATACCTCAGAGGATTTGCAGTATGTGGTCGTACAGGATTTTGTGAAGGTTATAGGAAGAGTGTTAGGGTATCCAGAGAGTGTTCCCGGTAATTTCATAGTGATGGGGAACTTCCAAGTGGGGGTGGATGATGGGTTAGCTAGGACGGCCAAGTTTTTTGCAGATGTAACTGTTGGAAGTCCAACTAACCCTCGAACTTTTACCAAGTATGGTAGTGCGAATATTATAGGGGCAGTTGCGGATGATTACGCTTTAAGGTTGCAGCACAATAGCAGTGAGAAACCAGTTTTGCTTATTAGGAATGCTGCAGACATAACAGTCAATGGAGAATATTATGCAGAGAGGTTAGAATTACCTAATACGTATAATGGTGGAACTTCATATGGGATAAGGATGTTTCATACAGCAGCTGCAGTAATTAATGGTGGAGCTATATTTACATATCTGGATGTTGATGCATCAAATGTTACAAATAACGGTACAATGTTGGGTGCAAAGTTTACAGGATGTAGTATAGTAGTTACTGGTAATGGACAATATATTCAGGCACCAGTAATGACAAGTGGTAGTAAGCCAGGAACACCAGGTAAGGGAATGATAATCTTTAATGATACTTCTGGAAAGGGCGAAATGTACGATGGTTCGACCTGGCAATCGATGTGGTAACTATGAATGTTGATGGGGTTGCCCAGGTAATAGTAGAAATTGAAGGAGAGGCCCAAGTGGA